AGTGATATTATGAGTAAAACAACTCGTGATAAATCTTACAAAGATAGATTACCAAACGGTAATTATATCGAGAACACAGCAAATCATTTTGTAGTGTTGTTAGGTAAAAGTCCAACAACAGCTTTGATTTCTATGAAATCGACTCAATTAAAAATTAGTCGTAAATGGAATTCAATGATGATGGGACTTAAACTTCAAGGTAAGAATGGTTTATTCACACCGCCAACATATAGCCACATTTATAAACTAAAAACTGTTCAAATGTCTAATGACAAAGGAACATGGTTTGGTTGGGATGTATCTACAGTTGGACCTGTACAGGATAAAGGAGTTTATGAAATAGCTAAAACTTTTGCTGCAAGTGTAAGTAAAGGTGAAATCCAAGCTAAACCTGAACAACAAGAAACTAAAAAAACAATCAATTTATAGTTCCTAGGAGGTGGGCGTTGATGCGAGAGTGGATACGCCCATTAAAATTATGATTGATGAAAAATATATAAAAGATAGTCCCAATACTTATGAAGATTGGTATAACCTTGATTATACTTTAATTCCTTGTGAAGGTGGTAGAGCTATTCTTAAACGTTGGTCAAGTTTAGAATTTATAATAAAAAAAGAAGAATGGAAAAGTAGATATTTAGATAAACAATTAGGATTAAGATTAGATAATTTAGTTGATTTTGATATTGATCATACTCGTGCAAAAGAATTTGCAAATAGGTGGATAAAAAATTGTAGTGCTATTTTTGGCAGAGATCATAACCCTACAAGTCATTATTTATGGAAACAAAAATTAGCTCCTAAAAAATTTATATTACCTAATGATCTTGGAAAATATGTAGAGTTTGCAGCACATGGTCAATGTTTGTGTGAGATAAGAAGCACCGAGACACATTATACAATAGCTCCTGCTTCGCTACATAACAAACATCCTGAAAATGTAAGATGGGAAAAATATGAAGGAATTAATGAATACCCTGAAGATTTAAATAAAGTTATACGTAAAATAGCATTAGCAACCGCACTGTCAGTTTTGTATGCAGCTAAAGGTCAAAGAGATGAATATTGTACAGCTATAGCTGGAGTTTTAATTAAACAAACGGATTGGAAAGATGAAGAAATTAACAATTTTATATATGAAATTGCTGAAGTTTCTAACGATGATGAAGCTGAAAATAGAAAAAATAAAGGTTCTAGTGTTAGAAATTCTAAAAGACAATTTGGAATGCCTAAAATTGCAGAGATATTAGGATGTAAAACACAATCAGTTGGAGAAATATTTAATTGGATAGGAGTTGAAGATAAATCATTAATAGAAGTTAAACAAATAGCAGATGAATCTATAGGTGAAATTATAGAATACGGACAAGACAGGTATAACATAAAAGTAACTGGAAAATTAGAAGGTAATAATTTTGATAAAATTATTACTATTGATGGACCAACATTAATGAATCAAAAAGCATTTTATGATGCGGTGGTTACACAAGCCCAAGTGTGGATGCCTAGAATGAAAGTAACTCAATTTGAGGAAATAATGAGGGTAAAATTTGAATCACGTGTTAAATCAAAAGACTATGTTGAAGAAGCAAATGAAGATTTAAAATTTAGTAAATATTTTGAAAATTATATTAAACAAGAAAAACTTTCTTCTGATAGAAAAGAATTATTTAATTATCAAGCACCTTATTATAATCAAACTGCGGACGTTTTAGAATTTAATTTAAATCATTTTGAAAGTTACCTACAGACGCAAAAAATAAATTTAATAAGGGTAGATCTTGTTATGAAGATGCAAAAAATACTAAAAGCAAAAAAAGTAAACGGTAAGTACAAAGAAAAATCTTTAGTGTATTGGAAAATTGAATCCCCAGAAATAGAAGAAACGGACATTATTGAAGGAGAAGTTTTACAAAACAAAACAGGGGAAGGAGTAGTTTTAATAGATGATTTTGAAAAAAATAAAGCCTAGATTTGTTGCCGGTCCCCCAGGCACGGGTAAAACTCATGGGTTTATTGTGGATTTATATAAAAAATTATTAATTAAATATCATCCTGATAATATTATTATACTATCGCATACTAATGTAGCTGCAGATCAAATTAGAGAAGCAATTTTAAACATACCTGAAATGAAAAGTAAAGGTTTTACAGATAAAAGTATGAAACTTAAAATTTGTACTATTCATAAGTATTGCAAAAGTAAACATCTTCATAAAAAAAAATTTGAGTATGAAGATCACAAAAATTTAATTTTACAAAATAGATTATTTGCTAAAGATCCTACAACAAATATTGACAAACATGCTTTATATAAATTTAGATCAGATGCAGCTGGAAGAGGATTAAGTTTAGATCAGTATTGGAGAATATGTAATCCACAAAATTATCTTCCTTATAGTCTTTCAATGATTAAAGAATTACTTCCTATATATAAAAAATACAAAGAAGAACCTGGTTTTGAAAGATGTGATTTTACAGATATGATTGAAAATTTTTTAAAAGATGAAGTAAAATTTCCTGATATAGATGCAATTATTATAGATGAGTGTCAAGATAGTAATGTTCCACAAAGAAAAGCTATTGAAAAAATGGCTGCTAATGTGAAAGAAGAACACTATTATTTAGTTGGAGATGCAGATCAAACTTTATTTGAATATTCTGGTTCTGATGCTGATTATTTTCATAAACTTGCAGCAGATCCATGGCATGAGTTAAAAGAAGGTAAGAGATGTAGCAGAGTTATAAATACTATTTGCAAAAAAATTATAGCTCCAATTTGGGACAAATATAAATCTCACAGGGTTTGGACACCTGCTAAATATACTGAAAGACACGGTATGGGTCATATTGGTGAGGTTATTGAAGGAAATAACTATTTTTTACCTAATTTACTAGGTTCTAGTAATTTAGAAATATTATTAGAAAAAATAAAAAACACTAATCAAACTTTTTTGTTTACCTTTAGAGGAACACCCGGAGATATACGTTGTATAAAATTTTTTAATGATCACGGTTTACGATATTCTCATGTTAGTAACTCGGACCATGTATCAAAAAAAGAAATAAATGCTCATTATTTATGGCCAAGTTTTCTAAAAGGTAAACCTATGAGTCTTACACAAATAAAACATTTTTATGAATATGCAGGTAGTAAAGTTATTCCTCGTGGTAAAGGAGAATACACATTTGAAGATTGGATTAAAAAAGATTATTCGGTTGATGAATTAATTAACAAAGGTCTTTTAAAATCAGATTGTAAAGAAAATAAAGATTTTGATTTAGTTAGAATACCTTCTAAAGTTACTAAAGAAAGATTACTTTATATTAAAAAAATAATTTCTAAAGGATTTGATTATGATCAAAAAACTCAAGTTTCTTATGGTAATATTCATCAAGTAAAAGGTTTAACATTTGATAATGTTATTGTGGACCATACTTTAACAAGAAGAGAAGATGTATACACTCAATTAAGATTAGCATACACAGCATACAGCAGAGGAATATTTGACTGTTGGACATTACAGTCAACAAGACAAAGATCGTTAGGACAAAGATAAAAAAGGAGTATAAAATATGACGGCATACAAAAAACAAATTGGAGGATCTCATTACAAAAATATGGTTATGCAGCCAAGTGAGTTTATAAACAAGAACAGGTTGCCTTTTGCAGAGGGATCAGCTATAAAATATATATGCAGACATGCAGCGAAAGGCAAAGAACAAGACATAGACAAAGCAATACATTATTTAGAAATGATAAAAGAGAGAGATTATAAATGATATTTAAAGCACAAACAGAATGGGTAAAACCTACAGAGTTTCCAGACTTACGTCATGCAAATGAAATAGCAATTGATTTAGAAACACATGATCCAGAACTAAAAAAACTAGGCACAGGGTCTATTGTAGGTAGAGGTAAAGTTGTAGGTATAGCTGTAGCCACAGATGGTTATGCAGGGTATTTTCCTTTTGATCATGAAGGTGGTGGTAATCTTGATAAAGATTTAGTGATGAAATGGTTTAAAGATATTTGTGAATCTCAAGCTGACAAAGTATTTCACAATGCAATGTATGACGTGTGTTGGATTAGAGCAATGGGTTTTAAAATTAATGGTAGATTGTATGACACAATGATTGCAGCATCATTAGTAAATGAAAATAGATATAGATTTGATTTAAATAGTTTAGGTTGGGATTATGTTGGTGAAGGTAAAAACGAAACA